AACAAAGCAACTACATTCATTAACTATTTCCGTGATGCTTTAAAAGCTCCAATTCAATTAGGTTAAAATGGCTACGAGTAAAACAACAACGGTTACTAAGGGTAATAAAACTACCTCAACTACCGTAACTGAAGATCGTCCTGGTGCTGCTTGGGTTAAGGATGCAAAGGGTAAGTGGGTACAACCACCACAACCAAGTGGTGATTTTGCTTGGGATGATAATGATGGTTGGGTATCTGCTGCTGCACAGGCTGATCTATACAAAGTTCCACTAGCAATTATTCAAGCAGATCCAGAACTAACTAATTTGTTTAATGAAGCTTGGACTGCCATGAAGAATGGTACTGAGTGGACTAAAGAACAGTTTAATGTTCGCCTTCAATCTCTTAACTGGTACAAAACAAAGAGTGCTTCACAGAGAAACTACTACACTTTAGAAAACGATCCTGCTCAGGCAGAAGAATTTAATAAGCAGATTGGCAACGAGAAAGCACGTGTTAGTGCTTTAGCTGCTAAGTATGGAACTACTCTTTCTGATGCTGAACTAACTGAACTATCTAAGAACGCATTGCGTGACGGTCTTAATGACAATGAGTTAACAAGTGTTCTTTCAACTTACATAGCCTACGGTAGCCAGAGCGCACAAGATGTTGCTGGTTCTTTATTTGGTAAGGCTGGAGATACTGAGAGCAGTATCCGCGACTGGGCTAAACGTAATGGTGTAACAGTATCTGATAGTTGGGTACTTGATAGTGTACGTGCTGCAGCAAAAAGTGGAAACTTTGATCCTGGCAAAGCCAAGGATGATATTACTGCAATGGCTAAACAACAGTATTCACACTGGGCTGACAGACTAAGCGACATTAATAGTCTTGACGATCTTGCTGCAGGATTTAAAAATATTATTTCGCAAGAAATGGATATCGATTACCGCACACTTGACATGAATAACAAGTGGGTACAGCAATCAATGGCAGCTAAAGATGATAAAGGTCAGCCAATTGTTGGAGATGCTTTGCGTAAAACTCTCTACAAAACAGATGATTGGGCTGACATCAAAAAGAATTCAGATAAAATTATGGGCGCAGGACGCGATATCCTAACTAGAATGGGAATGTAGCATGGCTGGTTGGGATACTTTACGTCAGTTATTTATTGATAATGGTCTACAAGAATTAGCAGATGTTATTACTGAATCAATTCAAAACAATGGAATAGATAATACTAATCTTGTTTATGAAGATTTGCGTAAATCAGAAACTTATAAAACAAGATTTAAAGGTAACTTTGATCGTTTAGCTGCTGGTAAAAACATGCTTTCAGAAGGTGCTTACCTTCAGCAAGAAAGTATGTATGCTGAAACTCTTGCTTCTTATGGTGCAAACAGTTTAGCTAAACGTGAAAATTATGAAAAGTTTATCGCTAATGATGTATCTGTTAGTGAGTTAAATGATCGCTTTGATGTTGCTTATACTCGTGTAACTAAAGCGGTTGACTCTGGAGATAAGGCATTAGTTGATGAACTAAAGCGTATGTATCCAGGTGTTACCGATAATGAGTTAGCTACTAGTCTTCTTCTTAAGAACTTGAAAGAGAAAATCTTCTTGGTCAAACAAGCAAGCGCACTAAGCGTTTAGCATCTCAAGCTCGTGCAGAATTTGGTGGACAGTCTGGTATTAAGACTGGCTCACTAGGTCGCAAGACTCAAGTATAAAACTCTCGTTGGATCGACCAGCCCCAACGACGTAACAGACTGGTAGTGGAAGCCAAGCTATATTCCCCGTATAGCTTTGTGGTCTGCGCTCAACTAATGAATAAGGGAGATAGTTACGATGAGTAACAACAATGAATGGTACGAAGACGACGACTTCTTGGAAGAAGATGATCAGACTGGTGGGTTACAGAACTTACGTAAAGCTGATCGCGCTAAGTCTAAGCGTATCAAGGAACTAGAAACTGAACTAGAAGGTTTACGTAGCTTTCAGCGTCAGTCTGTCGTCAGTTCCGTTCTAAATGAAAGAGGAGTTAATCCTAAGATTGCTACATTTATTCCATCAGATGTTGCTAATGATCCAGAATCAATTAGCAAATGGTTGGATGAGTATGGAGAAGTCTTTGGTGTTCAGGCTCAAGTAAAGCAGCCTATGGTAGACCAAGAAAATCTATCTACACTGCGACAGATTGATGCTGTAACAGGCTCTGCTCTTTCTCCTGACGATGTTAATGACATGTTCTCACGTCTTAACAACGCTCAGAGTGCCGAAGAATTAATGGAAATGATTTACGGCGCAGATTCGTAATCAATCACACAACCCCTAAGGAATAATCATGGCTGTAACAGGCTTATCGGGTGGTAGTGCAGCAACTAACGGTGGTCTCGGTGGTGGAGCTTACTCTTCCGCTAACAACGTTGGTACATTCACACCATCTAACGGTGCTGGTCTGGTTCAGAAGGCGTATGATCGCCTTGTTGAATTTGAACTACGCTCAACCCCATTGCTACGTTCAGTAGCAGACAAGAAGCCAGCACGTCAGGCAATGCCAGGTTCATCTGTAGCTCTACAGATCTACAACGACATGGCAGTTGCTAAGAGCGTTCTGTCTGAAGAAGTAGATCCAACTGCAGTTGCTCTTGCAACTCCAGACATCGTAACTATTACTCTAAACGAGTATGGTAACGCTACTTTGGTTAGCAAGAAGCTTGGTCTTCTATCTCTTGCAGATGTAGACCCTGCTGTTGCTAACATCATTGCATTCAACATGGCTGATTCTATCGACGAACTAGCACAGGATGCATTGCTAACAGGTACTAACGTACTTTACGCAACTGGTGGAACAACCACTGCAACAACAACTTCAGGTATCACTTCAGATGACACACTATCTGCTGCCGATATCCGTTACGCTGTTGCAAAGCTTCGTTCCAACAAGGCTAATGGTCGTAAGGGATCACTATACTGGTGTGGTATTCACCCAGAAGTATCTCACGATCTTCGTGCCGAAACTGGTGCTGCATCGTGGCGTAACCCGCACGAGTACCAGAGCAATGATGCAATCTGGGCTGGCGAAATTGGTCAGTTTGAAGGTGCTTACTTCATTGAATCTCCACGTCTACGTAAGGGTTCAGACGGTGCTTCAAGCATTTCTGTATACCGTACGTTCCTATGTGGACAGCAAGCACTTGCTGAAGCTGTTGCCGAAGAACCACACGTGGTTATCGGTCCAGTCGTAGATCGTTTGATGCGTCAGCGTCCAATCGGTTGGTACGGTGTTCTAGGACACGCTATCTACCGTAATGAAGCGTTGTACCGTATCGAGTCTGCTTCTAGCATCGCCTAGTTTAGTAACTAGCTTCACTCCCACCCACAAGGTGGGGGTGTTGCTAGGTACTGAAAGGACTTAAATGCCATACCTATTTGTACCACCAGTAGAGAACGAAGGACCTATGGGTGGTAACCACCTATTTGCTCGCTACACACGTAAACAAGGTGTAACTGTTTACCGTCTTGATGGTGAGTTCTATGAAGATAGATTTCCAGCACAAGATGATTTAGATCTTGCTGATCTAGTTTATCTTGGTGGACATGAGTACGTTGTTAATGCTACTGAAAAAGCAGCTCTTGAATCAGTGGGCTACACGGTGATTACAACATGACATTGTTAGAATCATTGACTGTTGTATCGTTATCACTGGGTATTATTGCATTAATAGGCAAATGGATTATTGTAACTCCATTAAAATCTTACATTAAAGAACTGACACATCCTATCCAGCCTACGGCTAATGGTGGTAGAAGTCTTCCAGACATTGCTCGTACAGTAGACAGAATTGAAAAGCGTTTAGATGAACACATTACATTACATCTTAAGGATGAACTATGAGTGGTAAGTACAACATTGTAGCCAAACAGGGTGCAACATTTTCAAAAACATTTACCGTCTCAAATGATGGTACTCCTTGGAACCTAACTGGTTACTCTGGAAGGATGCAGGTTAGACGCTCATTTAGTAATTCAACAAAATTACTAGACTTAACTTCCCCAACAAATATAACTCTTTCAAATGTTGGAGTAATATCAGTTACAGTTTCTGCTTCAGTTATGGCTACTGTCCCACCTGGTAGATGGTTATACGATCTAGAAGTTGAATCAAGTAGCGGAGAAGTTTATAGATTATTAGAAGGTAGATTCGCAGTGACACCAGAGGTAACAAGATAATGTCAAATACAATTATTTCAGTAGACGAACAATTAATTGTTGTTTCAAACTCTCAAGGACCACAAGGAGCAATAGGTGTTACTGGTCCTACAGGATCTACAGGTAGCACGGGACCAACAGGTCCAACTGGTCCTACAGGTTCAACTGGTTCCACTGGTAGTACTGGTCCAACTGGTTCAACAGGAGCTACAGGATCAACAGGATCTACTGGGTTAATAGGTAATACAGGTCCGACTGGGGCTACAGGTAGTACAGGTGCTACTGGTTCTACTGGTATCCAAGGTATACAAGGCGTTACAGGACCTACTGGAAGTACAGGTTCTACTGGTCCATCTATTACAGGTGCAACTGGACCTACGGGTGCAGACAGTACTGTGCAAGGACCAACGGGTCCTACAGGACCTACGGGACCTACTGGACCGACTGGCTCTACTGGTGCTGACTCAACTGTTACTGGTCCCACAGGTCCCACTGGTGCAACTGGTACTGCTGGTGTCACGGGTCCGACGGGACCAACAGGTGCCACTGGAGTAACGGGTGCTACAGGTGCTACTGGTGCTACTGGCGCAGATAGCATAGTTGCAGGACCAACTGGACCTACGGGTCCAACTGGACCAGCAGGACCTGGTGTTTCCACAGGTGGTACAACTGGTCAAGTATTAACTAAAGATTCTAGTACAGATTATGATACTAGTTGGTCAACAATAACAATTCCAGAAGACATTCACATATTTCTAATGATGGGAGCCTAACATGGCATTTACATATAAGGTGCTTGCACAAAGCGCACCTTCCGCTACAACCTCTACAGATATCTACACCGTAGGTGCTGGTAAGCAAGCAGTAGTTTCAACTATTACTGTGGCTAATCGTGGTGCTAGTGCTAGTTCTTACCGAATTTCTGTTCGTCCTGCAGGTGCTACTTTAGCAAACCAGCACTACTTAGCATATGACATTGCTATTGCCGCTAATGATACAACTGTTTTAACTATTGGATTAACTTTAGAAGCAACAGATGTAGTTACTGTTTACGCATTAAGTGCTAACCTATCATTTGGAATTTATGGTACGGAGATTGCCTAATGGCTGTACGTCAAGTAAGTAAATCAACCATTGCTCAGGGAACTCCAAAGTGCTGGTGCTTACCAGGCTACGGGTGGTTCTAGTACCGCATTTGGATACACTGCAGTTGGTGGAAATAGTTCATCAGGTATTACTGGTGGAACTTCTGGAAATGGTCACGGCGGTGGAGGTGGTGCTTTTTGTACCGCTTGTTGTGCTGCAGGAGGCGGCGGCGGTGGTGCCACTGGAGGTGGCAGTAGTGCTGCTGGATGTTCTACCCACGGAAATGGTGGAGGTGGTTTTAACTGGAAATCACTTGGAACTACTTATGCCTCTGGTGGACGTGGAATGAATAACTGTACTGGTGCTTCTAATGGTACTGCTAATACTGGTAATGGTGCTGGTGGTAATGCTACTGGTGGTTCTGGTATTGTTATAGTTCGTTATACTGGTGCACAAAAAGGAACTGGTGGTACAATCACTTCATCAGGTGGATATACTTATCATACATTTACGGCTAACGGAAATTTGGTAACTTAATTATGGCTCATTATGCACTACTTGATGAAAACAATATTGTTGTACAGGTATTTGTTGGAGAAGATGAAAACAATCTTATAGACGGCAAAAGTCCTGAAGAGTATTACTCTGAAGAATATGGCAAGCGTTGCTTGCGTACTTCTTTTAATGGGAATATACGTGGAAATTACGCTAATGCAGGAATGAAATACGACCAAGAGTTGGATATGTTTCTTACTGATAAGCCCTATGCATCTTGGACATTAAATTTAGAAACTGGAAAATGGGAAGCTCCATTACCAGAACCAGTAGAATGGCAACCACTTCCATACTTTTGGAATGAAGATACTTTTAAGTGGGAAATAGAACCATATTACAAGAACTCAATAACCATTGAAAGCCGTGTACTTATTTGTCTTGAGTGTCCATTCTGGGTTCCAGAAACTACAACTTGTTCTAAATGTAGTTGTCCAGGTAAAACTTTACACACTAATCCTCACGCTACTTGTCCAGATCAAAGATGGTAAGAAAATAAAAATGACAAGTAAGCCATGGCATCTATTAAATAAAAATAAGTATCCAAGAAGTATAGATGAAATTGGTAAAGCTTGAATTAGCAACTTGTCCGATAGGAAAATGGTAATGGCTTGTAGAACAGGTTGCCCAACACAGGACTGTGAATCATACGCAGACTGTTGTAAGGGTGTAGCTATTAATAAATCCTCACTACGTCCATAGTGTGCTAGGATAATAGCATGGTTAATACTAATCTTGTTATTATTGGCTCTCGGTCAAGACCAGCCAATGCGGTACGTGCATTTGATGCACTTAAAAAAGTCAGCAAAATATCTGACTTTGCTCTGATTATCAACGAAGACCAGAAGGACTTATACCCTGAGATAGATGGTGTAACTACTCACGTAGTTGATAGTCACCATGGTGTCAATGGTAAGTTCAACACTATTGTACCACAGTACCTAGACAAGTATGAAACTATTACTGGTATAGATGATGACTGTCTGGTTTCTGGAAGTTAATGGGTGAGTCAATAAATTCACTGCATTACTTTAGAGATGTAAACATGGAACATCTACATTGGATGAATGGTAAAGCACCAAAGGATGAAACATACGAAAGCAACACTGCTGCTATTACACAAAAAGATAAGCACGCATTTGGTGAGTACATACGAGATAGCTATTACCAAGATCTAGAAAGATTAGAAAAGGCTTTAGGTACATGAAGATAGCGGTATACGCTATAGCTAAAAATGAAGCTAAACATGTTAAACAATGGGCAGAAGTAACTAAAGGTGCTGATGTCCGAATTGTCCTAGATACAGGATCAGAAGATAACACTTATGACCTACTCCTACAGTACGGCATAGAAGCCCACAGAGCCACGCTAAGCGACTTTAGGTTTGATGTGGCACGAAATATGGCACTAGATTTAGTACCATCTGACGTAGACATTTGTGTTTCCTTGGACATGGATGAAGTTCCTGATCCTAACTTCTTTGATCTACTGCGTAAAGGCTGGAAGCCTGACACTGGTAGAGCTTGGGTTATGTGGGACACAGGTAACATCTGGGCTAACAATAATCGTATTCATGCTAGACATAATTACAAGTGGCGGTATCCTTGCCACGAAGTTATAGAACCTATTGATAAAAGTTTAGATAAACTTATTATAGTAGAGTCACTAGTATCTCATCAACCTGATAACGATAAACCTCGTAGTAACTATCTGTCACTACTAGAACTAGGACATCAAGAAGATCCTACGGATCATCGAATGATTGTTTACTTAGCCCGTGAGTATTACTTTAAGGGTATGTGGCAAGAACTTATTGATGTAGGTAAGAAGCTAGAAGATATTCCAGGATGGAATGTTGAACGTGCTCAGACTTGGCGTGGTATGGGTGAAGCCTACTGCAAGTTAGGTAATGATCGTGAAGGTCTTTACTGGTATCAACGCAATGTTGAAGAAGCACCATTAGATCTAGAAGCTTGGATGCCTATGGCATTCTATTACTATGAACGTAAGATGTGGAATCATTGCTATCAAGCAGCAATGAAAGTAACTGAACTATCTAATGAATCTTACAATCACTATGTAGCTGATCAGTCAATGCCTTGGAGAATGTATGACTTGTTATCTATCGCATGTTGGAACTTAGGCAAGAAGGGTTCTGCTAAAAGATACGCACGCAAAGCAGTTGATCTAAATCCTACTGAAGAGCGTTTGATTAAGAACTATGAGTTTATTATGACTCAGACTGTAAAGGATTATAAGAATGGCTTGTAGAACTGGATGTCCTACTCAAGACCATGACTCTTGGGGAGATTGTCTAAGAGCTTCTAACATACAGATGTCAACTGGTGATGCTAACGGTAATCTAGTTAACAATGGTTGGACCAACAAGAAATGGAACAACGAACTTAAAGCTTACCGTGATGCTCGCGCTCAGGGTATACAACCAGACGGAACTTCTACTGCACAGATTCAGAAAGCAGTAGATGTAAGTAACAAAACAGGACACGCATTTGGTTCTGCTTTATAAAGGAGATAACCATGTGTGCTTCATGTGGATGTAATCACGTTAACTACGATCACGAAATGCCTACAATGCCAGGCTCTTACAAAGGTATTGACAAAGTAAACTACAACATGCCGAAGGTGCCAGCAGTTCCTGCTATGCCTAAGTCAACCAAGAAGGGTAAGTAACATGGCTATGAAACCAGTAAAAAAAGCAGTAGCTAAGAAAGTTGCAAAGAAAGTCGTTGCTAAAAAAGAAGATAAGAAAGCAATGATGATGAAAATGTACAAAAAAGGAATGAAGTAAAAAATTATGGTAGCAAAGAAGGACCCACGTTTAGCACGTGCAGGTGTTTCTGGCTATAACAAGCCAAAGCGTACACCTAGCCACCCAAAAAAGTCACACGTAGTTGTAGCTAAAGTTGGTACACAGGTTAAAACTATCCGCTTTGGACAACAAGGTGTGACGGGTGATAGACAACCTACCGCAAGACAGGCTTCGTTTAAAGCCCGTCACGCTAAAAATATTGCTAAAGGTAAAATGTCAGCAGCATACTGGGCAGATAAAGTTAAATGGTAAAGAAACAAGTATGGGATAAACCAAATCCTAAAAAGAAATCTAAAGCATTAACACCAGAACAAAAGGCTAAAGCTAAAGCTCGTGCTAAAAAAGCTGGACGACCTTATCCAAATTTAATTGACAACATGGCAGCTACTCGAAAGAAAAAATAAATGGCTAACCGAATAACACCACCAACAGATGAGTATCGTGGTACTCACATTGTTGAGGAATCTAAAGGCGTAGCATGGGAAGTTGCTGACTTTTTATTTGGTGTTAAGTCAATAGAAAAAATTGCTAGTGGCAAAGGAACATGGGGCGATGCTCTTAATGTAGGTATTACTGCTGCTACATTTTTTATTCCTCCAGCAAAACTACTTACATTTAGTAGTAAAGCTTTAGGTAAAGTTATTGTTGATGCTGAAAAAGTTGCTGCTAATGAAGCCGTGTCAGAAGTAGCAAAGAAGGTAGCTTTACGTACCGCAGAAGAAGCTAAGTCTATTCGTGATACTGGATTGTCTTTAGCTGAGAATCCAACTAGACCTATGAGCGAAGCTCGCTTTAAAAAGATTACAGAGCCAGAACCAGAAACTGGTTTTGTTCCTGAGAAGCCACCACTAGATACATTTGAATCAGGTCCTGCTCCATTTAGACAATTTAGTGACGCAGATGAATTTGGTTGGACAACAAAACAAGAATCTAAATACTACGGTACTGGATC